TTACTTTAACATTTTATTTACAATATTAATTCTAATTAAATTAGCAACTTTATTAAAAGTTTTATTAAATATCCTTACAATAATTTTTTCTTTCCAATTTAATTCATTCATTACTTCATTTAATGTTATTTCTTTTGTATTTTTCATAAACAATCCCTTCCTTTGCAAATATTTTTTGTTATTTGCAGTAAAGAGGTTATATTTCTTTCCTATTATATCCTTTCCATCATTTTTTGTAAATATTTTTTCGACAATTTCCATTTTTCTTTCTCCAATATACTTTATTTCATCCGAGCTCTTTTGATATAATTATTGTATATTAGATTTTACCAAAATGTTAAAATATTTTATGAAAGTGCCTTTTTGTTTTATAAAATGACATTATTCGACAAAGTTGGCTTTTTTTATTTTTGCCTTTAAAACTCTCCAATTCCTTTTATTTCAATGTTTCCAAGTTCATATAAATCTGTAATTTTAAAAGCCAATGCATCCGCTATTACTACCATTTCTGCAAATATAACTTCGTCTGCAGGAATTTTGTTATTTTCTAAATCTGATAAATACTCTCTGTCTATTCCTGTTATTTCTCCTAGTTCTCTTAGACTTATCCCTTTTTCTTCTCTCTTCTCTTTTATTTTAAATTTTATTGTCATGTTTTTTCACCTCAAATTTAATATGTCCAAAATTGTTTATAACATACTTTAGAGGTCAGAAAAAGAAAAGCCCCATTGCTGGGACTAATCTATGGTCTATTTCTCACTTATATTATAACATTATTTATGTGTTTTGTGTGTCGAACGGTGTCGAAGATTTTACAAAATTGTACTTTTAGTTTGTAAAATTTATTGACTTTTATATTTTATTTTGATATTATATTTTTATCGTTTGGACACTCACCGTGACAGCTTAGTTGTATTAAGTAGCAACTAGTTGTTATGCAAGTAATACTTAGTTGTTACTATCATGCATCTAGGTTTTAACTTATTTGCAGCACGAGGAGGTGAGTGAAATGGAAACGCTTTTGGTAATTACAGTAATATTCTTTTCTTTAGGCTTCGCAATTGAAAAAGCCACAAACTTTTTCAAAGAAATAAAATCTGGTTCTGCCAAATTGGCTAAGGGTTTTGAAGCTAAACTATCAATTGTTCCAATTGATAGCAAAAAAAGTGAAGTAAGTGCCACTAACACAAACTCCACAAACGATAACTTAGATTAGCAAACTAATCTGTAAGGAGCTTTGCTCCTTATTTTTTATTATATTCATTATTTATATTTTTATCACATGTATTTCTAGAAAGTCAATGATTTTATCTAATGTTACACAAAAGTTAAACTTTTGTAACGAAATTGTAACATTTCTTTTTCTATCTGTCAACATTATATCATAAATTTTATATGATTTCAAGTAAAAAATGCTTATTTTTAGCCAAAAATCAAGCCTTCACAATCAGTTTTAAGCCATTTTATTTTTTAAATAATGTAATTATATACCTTTATTTTAAGCCCTAAAACGCAAAAAAAGGTAAATTGAAATTAATCAACTTACCTCTTAATTTTATCTAACTCCGCCTGTCCATTTAGCAAAGCCTATCTTGTAATTACCTGTTCCAGAAACATTATATCTTACCATTGGTCTTCCATTAAATATTCCAAAACAATCGCATTCTTCATATGGTGATAAACTTCCTATCACTTTTGTTAAACTTGTATCCGCATATATAATTTCTTTTGTTGAACCATTTTTATATCTTCTCACTTGTTCATCGCTCCCCTCAACTTTTGGTACAGCTACTGTAGTTGTAGCTTGTCCTAATTTATTTGCTACATCATTTTTAAATTGTATCCAAGCTTGTTCATTTCTTACATAATATCTTGGACATTCTTTTCCTGTTACATCATAGTGTCTTATAATTGCATCTATTCCTAGATTATATCTTTTGCATATATCTGCACATAATTCTACTAAACTATTATATGTATTGTCATTGAACTTTCCGTTCCAATCTGGGTGACAATCTTCTATTCCTATTGATTTTCTATTCATTGAATAACTACCACTATGGAAAGCTACTTCATCTTCTGGTATACATCTTATTATTTCGCCGTTTAAACCGATTATATAATGAGATGAAGCATATGTCTTATGTGATGTTGCTAAACTCTCAAAATAGTTTCTATTGCCTAATGCAGAACTTCCTGCATTTCCAACCCAATGAACTACAATTTTTTGTATTTTCCCTTGCTTTTCTCCACTTCTTGAATATGGATTTATTATTAATAACCTTTCTTCTATATTATTCATTTGCTTCACCCCTTGTATCTTCCTCTGCAAGTTCCATTGTTTCTACAATTTCTTCTTCCATGTTTTATTCCTCCTTATTATTTATTGCTTTTTGTCCTAACAAATATGTTCCGATCACACCTTGTACTACTGCAATTACTTGTACTATTTGTATTGCATAAGGTATTGTTATTCCATCTACTGCATTTATTCCTGCAACTAACGCACTTACTATTGCTAGTATATTTGTTAAGTATTTTGCTATTGTTTTTACTTTTTCCATGTTTTCACCTCCTACTTTAATCCTAATTTCATATATATAAGCCCTAATATTACAGCCAAGACAGAGTAGAATATATAATCAACTAGCTTGTCCCATTTCTTGCCTTTTGCTTTGTCATCTTCTGATACTTTACTATCTAATTTCAAGTCTATCTTTTCTACTGCTGACTCTACTTTTCCCATTCTGTAGTCCATTTTTTCCATTATGGAATATGTTTTTTCAAGTTTATCAATTCGCTCATCATGTTCATTTATTCTTTTTGTATTTGACTTTTCTCGCTCTTCCAGATGTGCTACTTTTTCAATTAATTCTGTATCTTGCATTATTCTTCCTCCTTGGCTGTTTCTTCTTTTTCATTTTGTTCAACATCCTCTATTGTATCTTCTAAACTCTCTTCTGTATTTTCTTCAACTTGCATTGACTTTTCTTGCTCTTCTGCTAAATATGCTATCAATTCTTCATAGTCTTTTGCATTTATTTTGTTTTTATCTGCTAGTTTTGATGCTTCTATTATTGCATAATCTACTGTATATACATTACTTTTATATAAGTTTATTACTGCATTTTTGAATAGTTTTGATAAATCTAACATTTCTACACCCCCTCACTTGCATTACTTAAAGCTAATGCTTGTACATTGTTTAATAATGTTTCTAAATCTTTTACATAGTCTAAATCTATTATTGCTTTACTATCTGTTGTTATGTTTGTTACGTTTTTATATGTTCTTGCGTTGTTTAGTTCGTCTAAGATTTTGCTTTGTTCTTCTGTACATTCAATGTCGATTGGTGTTTCTAGTGGATAATCTACATATGTTTCGTTTTCTGTTAAATATTTTTTTAGTTCATCAATACTATCTTTAAACTTTGACAAATACAAATACTGTGAGTCTGCCCATTGGCCAAATGCAATCCCATTTTTGATTTTGTTAATACCGAATTGTGTGCTTTTTATAAATCTATTGCTTAAGCACTCTGTTAAATTAGCAGAAGATTGTTTTATATTAATTTTTGCTTTTTTCTCCGTCATTTGTATAGCAAATCTAGAATTATTATCTATTAACATCCAATTTTCTGTACCATCTAGTTTTTTTCTATTAATATTATGTCTTTCATACCATTTGTCATTTTTATTTATAAATGTATCTCTTATGTCTCCAATTGATTTAAATGCTTGTTGTGTTGGTATTATGTCTGATTGTTCTTCATGTTCTTCATATGTAGTTGCTGGTCCTTCTTCTATTTGCAATGTTTCTAAATTAATATTTGATACACTTGCTCTTATATATTTGCATTTTTCTGGTGTTGTAAAATTTAAATTTTTAACATTATTATAAGTAAATCCACTTATAAATTTTTTATTTGTATCATAGAAACATACGGCAGGTGCTGTACCTAATGGATTTTCTGCATGTATTGTATACATTGCGTTTGAAACTACACTTATATAATTAGTATAATTTTGTCCATCATTACTAACTATTTCGCCTGAACTATTTATATATGCCTTATTTACTATGTCATTTTTATTAAACAAGTTATTATTACATTTTGTTACTTTGACACAACCTTGACCGTATTTGCTATATGGAGTTACTACTATGCCTTTTTCTAGTTTTGGTTTAAATATTAAATTATTTGCAGTATATCCACTTGCAATTCTTATTATTATCTCTCCTGCTTGGTCTGTTGTAACATTAATATTCCCACCATTTCCATAATCGTTTGTGTGACCTGCACCAGTTGAAACATTCATACTATACATTTTAAATGAATTATCACTTCCACCGTTTTGGACATCCGCTTAACATGTAATCTTGATTTGCAATGTATGAAAATGTATTAATTGCTATAAAGCTTACTGCTGTTGCTGTTCCATTTGCTATAACAGTTCCATCTTTATTTACTGTAAATGTTACACCATTAATTGTTTGTGTTTTTGCTGTATTTTTTAATATATTCACATTACTACCAACAACTTCTATTTCACTTTGATAATTTGTTGATGGACTTACTCCAAATTGTTCATATTCAGTTTCACTACCAAGTTCTAATTGTGGATATAAAACAAAATTATATTCACGATTTCCATAACAAATTACATCTAATTCAACTTCAATTGTATCTATATCTATTAGAGATTTTAAGTTTAAAACTTCTGATTTGTTTATAGCATTTAGATAAATATTTTTTATTTCAGTTTTATCTGTTCCATTATATTTTCTTAATCTAATAGAAACATCATTCATATTTTTAGAATTTTTAAAGCTTATTGTGTAATTACCTTCTTTAATTAAATCTACTGAAACTTTCTTTATATTAGTTAAGTATTTTGTTGTTTCGGCCGTTGACGTACCTGAAATTTTAACACTTCCATCATTTTGTATAGTTGCTGTTAATCCATATTGACTAACATTGTTGTCTGAATTTTCAAGAATATTTTTCCCACTTCTTGTCTCTTGCTCGCTATTTCCGCTTATTTTTATTTTTGCTCTACAATTACTGCTATCTTCTACATGTATGTATTCTCCACTTGCTTGTCCTCTTATGCTTGATTGATAAAAGTCTTCTTGTACTTCTTTTAACTCTTTTTCTAGTTTTGTGTTTTCAGTTTCAATATTTGATATTTCTGTGTTAACTTCGCCCACATTTTTGTCTATCTTATCCCAGTTGCCATTTAAGTAATTTTCTACATCAAACTTATCTGTGTTTGTTTCAGGATTATCATGTTTTTTTAATTTTAAATTTGTTGTTTCACTCATATTACACCTCCCACACGTCTTCTGCATCTTTAAATTTATCAAGTGTCTTTAAATATTTATAGCATTCTTCTATTGTTTCACTCTCTGAATAGTCTTTTTGAATATACTTTGTCTCAATAAACACATTCATTTGTTTATTTTCATCTGTACTTCTGTAATATTCTTTTTCTTTATCTCTTTGCTTTTCAGAAGTATAAGAAGCTACTTCAATAATATTGCAATCATTCGTTATTTTATTTATGCTAACTATTCTATGATAATTTACTATTATTCCATTTTCTAATTCAATTTCTTTTTTTATAGCCATTTTTACCTCCTATTTATACCCAAGAACTTTTATTATTTTATTAAATACATTAGTATTAATTGATATCGCGCCTTTTGAGTCAATGACAAAATAAACAGAGTTCTTACGAGTAATATTTGTTCCTGATATTGTATATGAAGAAACTCTTTGATATGCCTCTGCTTTATCGCCAGGTTCTAAATTGTCTAACGAAATTTGTTTTCCGTTAGGAGATGGCAAAGTTTTACTTTGAATTTGATTATTATGATTGTCACAATAAAATATTTCTAAATAATTAAAATTTGCTGCCGTTTCGCTTAATGTTACTGTTCCTGTTGTTCCAGAACTGTTATTATATAATGTTTTAGGTTTTGCTTGTATTTCGCCTTGATAACAATAAGTTAAATTTGAAGAATTATTACTATTATAAGCCCCATTCCAAAATGCAATAAAAGCCATATCTGGTAAATAACCATTATTTGTTCCAAAATTAGAATGAGATTTAGAAGATAATGTCTTTTTTTGATTGATATTTGTTGCATTTCCTTTAAAATTATTTGCTTTTATATCTCCATTAACTTGTAATTTACTTCCCTCGCTTGTATCATATTGTTGTCCAATCGCAACATTATTTTTATATATTGCTAGAGCAGGGTTTCCTGACGATAAAATAACATTGTATGTTGCTGTTGATAATTTATCAGACAATATTAATTGAATATTGTAAGAGTTATCTGCACTAAAACCATCTGTACCTTTATCACCTTGTACATTTAAACTTCCTGTAATCCTATTTCCTGATATGGTATATGTTAATGTTGTTTTTCCATCAGCCCACGTTGAACTTGAAGTTGTTTTGTATTTATATTTGCAGTTAGTAATTGCATTTGTCACACTACCAAAACTTGCATTCCAAAATTCCCCTTCAAATTTTAATGTAGTTACTGTTCCGACATTATTCTGTCTTGTTACCGATAACGTTTTTATTTTAATATTGCTATAATTTTTTATAGTTGCTGTTTTTCTTACTTTTGTACTGTTGCCTCTGCTATCTATTGCATATAAATCTAGAACATTATTATTGATTGAATTAATACTTAAATTAACATTAGCACTTGCATTATAATTTGCAGAAACATTTTTATTTCCAACTGCTAACTTATATGTTTTCATTGTTGCACTATTTTTAGCTGTTGCTTTATTAGCTGTGCTTACTGTTGCTTTTACATTAGAATAACCATTTACTAATATTTGATTATTTCCTGTCAGAGCTGTTATGGTTGTGTTTGTATCTTGATATGTAAAATTTGAAAATGTTGGATTACTATTTGTTACAGTGAATGTAACATCTTTTGAGTTTGTATAAGATTTTCCGTTTGCAGTAGTTGTTATAATATATCTTGCTTTATATGTATTACTGTTTGGAGTTAATGAATATATTTTGCTTGCAGCTGGTGTAATTGATTTACTAGTTCCTGTAACTGCTCCATAATCTATTATTGTTGAATTGTCTGTCTTACATAATTTCAAGCTTGTACTTGCTCCGCTAGGATTTGTCCATGTAATATTATGTGCTGAGCCGATATTTACATTTGGAATTGAAGTTAATTTTGCTATATCATATGTCGTTACATTGAATGTTCCTGCCTCACTCCATAGTTGACTATCTGTTCTTTTGCATCTTGTTTTTATAGTATAATTTGTGTTTGGATTTAATCCTGTTATCTGATAATGTCCATTTCTATATGCTCTATCAGGATTTCCATATATATCTGTCCATCCACCGCCGTTCAATGAATATTGTACCCAGTCTATTGCGTTAGTTGTACTCCAATTTATATCTAATGTATTTATTGTTTTACTTCTCAAAGAATTATATACAGTTGTGTATCTTGGTATTGTTGTTAATCCCAAATTTCCACTTGGATAAAAATCGCCTGGGCTTGCTGAATGACTTTGAAAATCTATTACAGCACTACACCAAACACTTTTCTTTCCATCATCATTATGCCAAACTGTAAAATTACCTTCACATAATGTTATTGTCCCATTATGTCCTAAACTATATGAACCACTTCCACTATTTCTACAAACTCCATCTATAGTTACACTATAACTTGCTTTTAAATCACCGAATCGTCCTGAATTTCCAGAAATTAACTGTAATCTATAACCAACATTTGAACTATTTGAAGCGATATCATAGCTATTTTCCCATACACTTAGTTTTCCAGTGTAATAGCTTGCATAACTTCCTCCATTACTACCACCATTTTTTGTAAAATCCGCCATCTTTATCCCTCCAATCCAGTTAACCAAACTTGATTTCCAACTTGTTGAATTAATAATAAATTAATTTTTGCTTGTTCTTTTACTTCTAATTGTTTAGTATAAACACCCTTGTCCGTCATTTCTGCTACTCTTTCATTTGTAGAACTATTGAATGTTCTATTTCCATCAGCGTCTATTCTTGTATATGTGTTCTTAGTGCTCGAATTTACTTGAATACCTTTTCCTATTTCTACAGTATCTGTTCTTGTCTCGTTTGCATTTTGTGTCCATACACTTTTTTCTGCACCTGTCGCTACCATTAAATCTGCAATATAATAAGATGCTACTGTATCACTGCCAATCTCTATCTTTATGTTATTAGTTGTTATTTCGACAACTATTGTCATTTCTTTCCATACTTCAGCATCACCGTCTAGTTTATATTCAGTGCCATTCACTTTTATATATCCAGTTGCATCTGCTTTTAATTTGTAATAATTGAAACTAATTGCATATGAACCATTTTTTACAACTTGTGATTGAATAGACACTCCATTATTAATTAGATAGCCCTCATCACTTATATTGTTCTGTTGTATTAATGTGTTTGTATATTCTTCTAATGTTGCCTCACTATTATCTGTACTTCCTTTCCAATATTCTTTTGCATAGAAGAATATATTTCCTCCACCTTTTGTTTGTTGTTGAAATGTAATGTTATCTATTGTATGTTTTAATTCATTTACTTTTTCTGTTACTTCATCTTTTGTATATACTTTTTGTGTAAATCCATCTATATCTTGTATTGTCTGAGTTAATTTTTGCTCTTGCTCTGATGTTTCTTCTATTAACTGTTCTATTTTTCCTTCTGCTTGATCTATTCTGCTTTGAACTCTTCTATTTACAACCTTTTGACTTTCTTTTTTTACTGTTGTTTCTTCTTTTTGTTTTATTTGTATTTTACTTGATATTTGTGCTATAAATCTTCCTTCAAGTGACATTTCTCCTTGATAAACAACACTTTTTCCATCAATAATAAGTTTGTCTCCTATATCTGTAGCTGGATCTATTAATGTTTTTCCCTCAAAAGTTGTAACTGTTAACCCATTTACTTCATTAAAAATATTTTGTACCTGTTCTGCATCCACAATATACATATTCTCTTGATTAATCCAAAGATTATTTCTTGCATCACTTCCAAATTTAAAATCCCTTTTTCCATCTTCATAAGATACTTTTGAAATTTTAAATTCTTCGCCCCATTTATATTCTCCAAACATTTCAAGAGGAATTTCTGTTTCATCTTGATAGAACTTTTTAAAACACAGTTTTCCTTCTCTATCAATACAAGCAAAACCACCTGCGCTCTCCGAAATATAGCTTATATATTCTCTTGCAGTTACAGTATTGTCATAAACTGAAACCTTTTTATCTGAATTTAAAAAAGAAGTAGAACCTAATTCTACTCCTGCTTTATTACAGATATCTTGTGCTACTTCTAATAGTGTTGCTTCACCTTTTGTTATTAATTCACTGCCATCATAATTAAATTCAAATTTAATCATATTATCTAGTGCTTTTATTGTTATTGTATTGTCATCATTGTCTGTGTAATCATCTACATTGTATATTCCGTATAGGTATCATTTCAAAGCTACTATCATTACTACTTAAACTTTTAACAGGTATTCCTTTCAATGTTCCTACTAACATTGCATTTACTTCTGATACTGTTAATGCATGATTGATTAAAATCCCATATTCTACTCTTATTTTTGAAAGAGTTTCTGGCATTTTATCTTTATATATTTTCATTTCAATATATTGACTTGGTGTACCTCCTAAACAAAATTCTTCTTCAAATGCGTTTCCACCTTTTTTAAAATCCAATATATAGTCTGGATTTACTAATACATCATCTATATAAATATTCATTGCACAAACTGGGTCTTCATATATATTTTGTTTCCATTTTTTACTTGTTTCGTACATTAACTCAACCCCTTTGCTTTATTTACTGTTGCTTTTTGCTGTGCTGTTAACTCTTTTTGCATCAAATTAAAAGACACTTTCCATTTTGATTTGGAAGTGTCTTCATCATTACCTGTTTTGTGCATTTCGCTTGTTCTTTTACTTACTCTGAATTTAGCATTTTCTAACATACCGCCTTGTACACTAGGACATTTTACTGTAACTATCATTGGATTTTGATATGTTGCTTGCAAAAGTTCTTCTGCCTCATCTTCTGATAAGTAATCCCAGCTCATTTCAAGCTTTAGCATTCCAATTGCAATAGGGTTGTCTATTAATGCTCCTGTTACTTTTGATGTATAACTGTCGTTGTCTGTATCTTCTATATTGTCTTTATATGTAGATGGTGTTTTCATTAATTTTCCATTTAATTTCCATAACATAATTTCTATCCTCCTACTAAAGCTTCTATGTCTTTTCCTGTTCTTCTTTTCTTATCTCTTAAATTATCTAGTAATATTTGTCCTAATTTTTCATTTCCTACATTAACTGTTAGGTATATTGGTCTGTCATTGTTATTACCACTATAATTAGATAATACATCTTCAAATGTATCTCTCATTATATTTTGCGGTGTTACAATTTCTGGATTTGTTCTAGCGCCTGAATATTCACCTGCTAATACTGTTGTTGCTTCTGTTAATACACCACCTTTAGCAAGTCGTGGTATTTGTGGAACACTTATTGTTCCTATCCAGCTAAATGGTTTTAGCCCCATTATTTCTGCATCTCTTATACGTCTTAATGTAGAATTTAATCCATTAAATGGTATACTTATTACTTTATTCATTCCTCCTATTATTGCATTTACTATTGCTTTTAGTCCACTTAATATTCCTTCTTTTATACCATCAAATATTCTTCCACCTGTACTAAATACATTTTTAACTGCTTGCCACGCTTGGCTAAATTTATCTCTAAACCAATTTGGAATATTACCAAATATAGATGTAATTCCATTCCAAGCTCCTTGTGCTCCTTCTCTTACTTTATTTTTAATATTTTGCCAAGTTTCGGAAGTCTTATTGTTTACTTGTTGCCATATGTTACTTATAGAATTTTTGATATCTATAAATTTTTGAACTGCTATATTTTTGATATTTTCCCATATCTGTTTTACATTGTTTACTAAGCTTGTTATCCCATTTAGTAACCCTTGTATTATAAATCTTCCTTGTTCAGCCATTACTGTAGAAGGTGAATGTATTCCAAATACTTTTTTAAACCCATCTATAAAAGGAGTAAAAATATGGTCTATTATCCATTGTCCTAAATTCCTAAGTGCCTCTATAATTCCTTTAAATATTCCCTCGACAACATTTCCACCACATTCTTGTATTTTTTCTTGAAAAAAATCCTTTGCTTTATCTAAAGCTTCATTTATTTTTTCGCCTATAACCATACCAAGATTTACTAAACTAGCACATGCTGAGCTAAGTGCTTTAAATATTGAATCTGATACACCATTCCAGTCAAACCCTTTTATAAAGTCTAATAATCCATCAACGACAACACTCCAATCAAAAGTGTCAAAAAAACCTGTTATTGTATCAAAAATTCCTTTTATTCCGGATGATAATGTATCACCAAAAGCCTTCCAATCTATATTTTTAATAAAAGAACTTAAGCCATCTCCAATAGCATTTCCAAATTTTTTCCAATCAAATGTCGTTACAAAACTTTGTCCTAAATATATAACTGTATTTATACCTTGAGCAAATGTATTTCCTACTTGTTTCCAGTTTGTTGTTGCTATGAAACCATTTAAAAATTGTGCAATATTAGTTCCTATTTTTTTGGCTGTGCTTTGTATTTTATCCCAAGGTATATTGTTCATTGCTTCATTTAATTTTTGTCCAATTATCGAACCAACTTCATACCAATTTCCATTTTTTATAGCATCTAGCAAACTATTTGTTGGATTTAATTTTGATAAATCGCCTATGTTTGGTGAACTAGCTCCACTTCCACTATTACCTTTATCCCCAACATTATTAATTTCACTATGTACACTAGATAGACTTTTGCTTGTATCTTTTGCACTTTTTTGTGCACTCTTAAATGCTCCTGTACTTGCTTTTGCAAATATATTTACCCCTGTTAATGCATAAGCAACACTTTGTACCGCCTTCATTAATTGATATACTAAATTTGTTACAAATTGAATAATTGGTGCTAATGCACTTCCCATTGCATATTTCATATATTCTATATTTGCACTTAACTGTTTAGCTCCAGCATTTTGACTTGATAGCCAACTTTGAGCACAACTACTCAATGTAGAATAAATGCTTCTCAAACTAAACAATGCTGCTGCATATTTTAGTACTGTTCCTATCCCGCTTTTTATGCCAGTTCCAAAACCTTTAGTTTTTGTGCCAATATTTTTGACAGCATTTCCTATTGCTCCTGCTCCCTTTTTTATTAAATTTATAGGATTCAAACATCTTGCTGTATCACTTCCAACATTTTCAAATGCTGTTCCTATTCTTCCTACTGCAATTTTTGCCTGTCCAATTTTAGATTTTAAAGCATCAAAAAAACTACTAAAATTTAATTTAGTAGTTGTTTCATTCTCAATTGTTCCTCTAAAACCTTTTATTTCTTGTTTTGCTTCTGATGTATCTATTTTTGCCTTCATATAAAAATCTTGATTTTCAATTTTTTGATTTGCTAATTGCATTTTATTTGATGTTTTCATTCTTGGATGTAAATCCATTGCTTCGTTATATGCATTTATATAATTTGTTATATTTTTATCATCATATTTTATATTTCTTATTTTTTTCCCAGTTTGTTCTGCAACTAACTCAGTTTCTTGCATTTTATTTTGTAAGTTTTTAAAATCAATATTTCCTGAAAGTTTTTGTATTTCTCCAGAATATCCTTTAATTATTTTACTCATTCTTTTTGCAATGCTCTCAATCTGTTTAATTACAGAATCATCAAGTTTCCCTGCTTCTTTTCCATTTATAAAACCATCAAATTTTTCTCCGTTGCTCAGTTTGTTTTTTTAGACTTTTTAACTTTTTTGAAGTTTGGCTAATTTGTTCTTGTGCATCTTTATTATTTACTTTAATTATAATTTCATTATTTTTAGAACTTTGTTTTAAATCCTGTACTTTTTTCTTTACAAATTTAGTTGCATGTTGAACTTTATTTTCCATCTCTTTAGTATCAATTTTCGAAAATGCTTCCTGAGCTTGTTTCATTTGTTTTTTAATGTTTGGTACAATTTTTTCAAATTCCTTTAATGCTTCCTCTATCTTTGCTGTTACAATTATCTCAATTTCTTCTACTGTAATAAGTCATTCCTCCTCTCTTTTTAATTTTTACGAAAATAAAAACACCTACTATATAAAGTAAGTGTTCTTTTTTATATTTAATTATTAATACATAGATGCATCTATAATTTTAAAAGTAGCATTTTTCATTGTGCCTATTTTGTCTGATGTTACTAGTGTAAATATATCAAAATTTTGACTTTGACCTGCTGCTAAGTCATTAGCATAAACATAATCTTCATTTATTCTTGCCCCTGTTGCATCTACTGCTTCTATATGAAAACTAAAAGATTTCTTTTCAGTAGTTTTATTTGTAACTTTTACTGTAAGCTTTGTATCTGTTATTCCATAGCTATCTTTTGTTACTTCAAATTCACCTAATTCAACATTTGCATCATTTGCCAAAACTTCTTCTGTACTTGCACCTGTTGCCTTATTTAAATCAGCACTAACTTCATTCAAACTATCTGATAAAGCTTTTTGAGAGTTAATAGTTATTACTATTGCTAAAACACATAAAATAACTCCAGCTATAGCTTGTCCTTTACTTGCTTTTTTAACTAATGAAATTACTGCAAATATTACACCTATTGCCCCTAGTACAAATGATAAATTGTTTACAATTGGAATAAATGATGTACATATCCCTATAATTCCTAACACCAAACCTGCTGTTGCAAAACCACTTTTCTTTTTTTCTTCCATAAGAATACCTCCTTTTATTTTATTATAAAAAGATAATATCACTTTTAGTTAAACTTTTGTGTCGTATTTTGTCGAAAATGTATATTTTTTATCTATTTTTAAATAAATTACTAAACATATTTTGAATAGGTACTATTTTAGGATTTGTATTTGACATACTATCTGCTTGAATTAATTTATTCGTAACCGCTTCTTGTAAAATAATTTGTTGTTTAAAATCATCCTGTAATTTAATCAAATTTGCCTCACAATATAAAGATACATTCTTATATCTTTCATTCCAAAATTCATTAGGTTTCATTCCAAAATAATATGCTAATGGTTCTAATCCATATACCATGTCTTCTATTGTTTTAGCATTTCGTATATTTTCCGTTATACTATCTAAGCTTGTGCTAACATTTCTTTTTCTGTTACTTGCGCTATTACTTTTTCCGCTGATGTCTTGATTATTGATTCCATATCTACTTCTGATAATGGATTTGATATTTTTTGTTTCAATTCCTCTTCGCTCATTTTGCTCTTGAAAAAACCCTCTTTATTGATTACCTCTGCTAATTCATTAAAAATATCAGAATATGATTTTCCTGTTTCTTCTTTATAATCATCTAAAAAATCATATACCTCTTCACTTGTTTTGAATGATTTAATGCCGGCTTCATCCTCAGCAAAAATGTATATTATTTTAGATAATGCATCTAGATTGCTTTCATTTACAACTTTGAAATATAAATCTTCAAAGTTTTTTCCTTTTAATATATTTGTTATATTTACTATTTTTCTTGTTGTAAATACTAATTTTATTGTTTTAAATTTTGTTTCTAATTCCATTTTTTATTCTCTCCTTTGCAAAAGAGAGAAGGCTTATTTCTTTGCCTTCTCTATATTATTAGTGTCTATTTCTTCTTGTTCTGATACGACACTTACATCAGAACTAGGCTGTGGGAAATCCTTCTGATTCTTCTACATCGCCATTTTTATATATTGTCATTTTATCCTTTAAATATTCTCCTACTGATACTTCTTGCATTGTTACGAACATTTTTCCTTTTAATGTTCTTACTATTGGTTTTCCTCCTGATGGTGCAGTATGTGCTGGATTTTGGAAGAACCAATACAATTCTTTATCTTTTAAAGTCCTTAATGTCTTGTGTTGTGTATGTGTATAATATATATCTAATTCAATATTAGATGCTTTTTTGATTCCTGGTTGTGCAAATTCATAATCTAAATCTAATGCAGAGCCAGTTATTTGGTCTGGTGCTTCCTCTAGCACTGGAATTTTTTCCACAAATGCAACTTGTGTTCTTTCTCCTGTTTTTGTTTCAGCATAAAATACTTTCACCCATTTGCTTACATCAGGCATTTCATTATTTTCAGTATTTTTATCTACTATTTCATTTGCCATTTTTCTTTCCTCCTATTATCTTAAAAAATCAAATGAGTTCATTATTGCATTATAAATGACCTCAAATGTTATTGTTATACCGTATTTTTGCAATATAGAGTCATATACTGCGGGACTGGTATTTGTCCTTGTAAAATTAAGTTCTTGAAGTTTTTTATCAACTTCATCTGCCATTTTCATTGCTTGGCGTTGCTTTTCGTTCCAACAAGTTATTGATATTTGAAATGTAGATTTAATTGGAAATGCATTTTCAGTTAAGTTTACTGATTTTAAAGGTGTATGTAACTCTAAACAAGGAAATTTACTTGTAGTTGTTGGATTTGTTAATATTTGTTTATACTTCAATGATTCTAGTTTTTCATATACTAAATCGCTAAACTCTAATTCACTTAAATTTTTCATTTACATATCTCCTTTAACATCTCATTTAATTTTTTCTTAACTATTTCTGCATTTTCGTTTCTACTTTTAAAACTTGCATCAGACATAAAGTGGTTAGCTTTCATTCCATGAGCAATATAAAAATCCATACCTTGAATATTTACAACTGGGTATGGCAATGCCTTTTCAACTTTGCTTACTGGAATAAACCATTCTGTATAACCACTCTCTAAAAAGTGTTTTGATTTTCCAATATGTTCCATTTCAGCATTAGCACCTGTTCCAAAATATTCAAAAAACAAATATGAAACTCCATTACTCATAAATTTAGAAGGATCAGCATAAACTTTTCCCTTCACTTCTTTAGTGGTCATATCAATCATTTCAACTAATATACCCTCTTCATTATGACCTTTTTCCAATCTTATAGCATAACCTCTAATGTTCTTTAACACATCTTCTGTTATTATTTTTGCAGTTTGTGGTAGGCTTTGAATTATGGCATCTATATTTTTAAAATTATGTTTTACTTTTATATTACAATTGAAATTTATCATTGTATTTTCTCCATTCTATATACATATGTACTTCCTATTTTATTTTTATCTAGTACTCTATACTCCGGAATAAATTTCTTTAATTTTGAGACATCTTCAAATGATATTCCATTACCTTTTTGTATATCATAATTTCTAGTCGTACGGCCTTTATATGTACTATAATCAATCTCACCAGTAGATTTTCTATCTAACTCGTTGACATCATTTTGCATATTTAACCAAGCTTGTCCTTTATATTTCCATACTTTATCTGGTTCCCCGTGGTCTTCCATTTCTTCATATTCTGATATATATACTTTTATTAAATCTCGTAATAACATTATTTAATTCTCCTTAATCCAGATTTTATAATGTCATTTCTTAATTTATCTGTTATATTTTCAAATGATGTTGAAATAGAACCTTCATTTCGACTTGTTAAGCCTTCTGCACCTCTTGACAGATAGATTGCTTTTGTTGCTTTTTTTATATATGGAAATAATTTTTCATCGTCTTTTTGTCTGTTAGAAATATCAGAGGCAATAGAACTTACTTCCTCATATATTTCATTTAAGACTTTTTCATCATCTTTATAATTAGATGCTAAATCTGCTATTATTCTATCTATATTACTGGTTTCTGCCATTTCTATTGCCTCCTTAATTATTCTTGTGGTAAAAGAGCTATTAAATCTTTCTTTTTAGTTATTCCATCAAAGGCAATTTCTTTTTCAGTTAGAATTGCTTTTATTTCTTCAACTGTTAGCTCTTTTTTAGTTTCTTTTTCTATTTTATTTATCTTCAATCCAATAAATGTTGACATTTGCTTACCTCCTAACCTTCATAAGAGCAGTATACACCTGCTAATTTGTTTTCATATACATGTCCATATAAGTTGTTGTTTCTGTATTTAAATACATTGCTATCTCCATTTTGATCTTCGTCTGGTGTAAAGTACTTAATAAATTGGTCCATAGCTGTTACTACTGCAGATTTCTCAATGCATAAGAAGTTAATATCTTTTCCTCCTTCTACTAATTCATAATAATCTGATGTTGATGGATTTCCTGCTGGAGAATTTACTTTTGAATATGCTCCAGAACTTTCAGTGTAATATGTCTTTCCTGATACTACAGCTGTATCTTTTGATTTAATGTATGTGTCTTTTGCTTTTTGGTATCCATAATTTTCTTTTCCACTATTTAATTTTATTGCTGTATACATTCTCGTTTGTGGAACTTCAATTATTGTTGAAAATCTTTCTAGTACTTTTTTAGATTTAGTTATATCTAAATCGTCAATCATACCTTTTAGTGTTGGTGTTATGAATAAGATTCTATTTTCTGTTGAAACTTCATCCTCATCCATTTTGTTTGTACATGCTCTTAATGCGCTTACAACTCCTGCACCATCGGAAATTGTTTCTTTCTTTCTTGATATTCCATCTACTCCTGCTATTTTTGCTATTCTTGCTGCATCAGTTTCTGGAACGACTTTTGTTCTTACAAATTCTCCAGATAATCTTGCGAATGGCAATCCTAATGCTTCTTGATTGTCTAATCTGTCAATTCTTAAATCTTGACTTCTTTCTTTATCATATTTTACAGTTTCCCACTTAAAACTTGTTGAGCCTTTTGTGTATCCTGAATTTCTGTCAAAGTCTCCTAAACCATCCATATCTAGTTTAGCAACTTTGATTTCTCCATTTAATCCTTTTTGTACTGTTGTTTCGTCTCCATCTAATATAGATGTTTTTGCTTCGTTTTTATATACCTCGTCTAATTTTGGTAAGTATATTGTTGATATTTCAATATTATTCATTTTTTAATCCTCCTATTTAATTAATCCCATTGCCTTTCTTATTGCTTCATCAGCACTTGACTTATTACCAGATGGGTCTGGATTATATGGTGGTTTTTCTTTTGACCACTCATTTACTGCTTTTTCTACAATTCTGTCTTGAATTGCTTTTATAAGTTTTGTTTTGTCTTGTAATTGCTCTGCTGTCATATTTTCATAATCAAAAAGATTTAAAAATTCTGGTTCAAATGCTGTGTCTTGTGTTGTTGCTATTTTTAGTGCTTCATCTTTTAAATCCCTAGCATTTAATTTCCTTTGAATTTCTTGATTTGCTTCTTCTTGTTTCTTCAATTGATATTGAAGTTTTTGAGTTTCATTCATTTGTGCTAATTTTTCAGCTTCTGATTTTTGTGTATCTCTTTCTAATTCCCATTGTTTTCTTGCATTTTCAATAGCTGTTTTATTAGAACTTGATACTCTTGAATCTAAAAATGATTGAAGTTCTTTGTCTGTCTTAATAAGTTCTTCATAATTAGTTCTTTCACTTTTACTTGTTTCTGTTCCCTTTGAGTTCTCTGCCTCAGAGTTAACATTTTGATTGTTTTCTTGTTCCATTTGTTCCTCCTTGCCCCTTTAGTTCTCTGCCTAAAGTTGCTTAAAATTTATTTTGTTTATTCTATAAAGCCTAACTACAAGAAAAACGGCATAAAAATAAGAGCCTGTCGACTTGGCTCTTTGATTTATAATTATAAAATGTTAATAACTTATTTATTTTTTTCTTTAATATTAAGATATATTGCATATCCTATTATTCCTGTTAATTCTGTTAATATTGTGGCTATTACTCCACACCAAAATGGATTTATATACATATTTTATCCTCCTTTAATTTTATTTAAATCATATTATTAAACAATGAGCCGAATAAATCGTTCTTTGAAATCTTTATTTGTGATTCAATTGTGTTTCTCTCTTCTAATGACATCTTATTAATTATTTCTTTAGCTACGATATCTAATGATTTTTCTACCGCCTCATTAAATTCTTCTTCAGTAAACCATCCTTTTTGTATCATTACTCTTGCTAATATATTTAAAATTGCACTTATTTGAAGATTTGCTCTAATAGCCTTATTTGTCTTTAAGTATTCAATAATTTCTTTATCTGACATTTACTATCCCTCCATAATAAAAGCACCTACTTTTTAAAGTAAGTGCTAAAATTTTATTTTCATCATTTTATTGTAATATTTTTCCCATTCTTCATATTGTTCTATTATTTCTTTTGGTGTATTTTCTTTCCATTTCCAAGGTTTTTCTTCTCCTAATGTATCTATTTGCCAATCTGTCCAAGGGTGTTCCATAGGCATCATATTAAATCATTCCTTTCATAACTTCTATTATTTTTTTGCTTAATAATGAAGCATTTTGTTTATTAGCATAATAATCTGCAAAAGCTTCTGCAATAATTTCTTGTCCTCTTTCTTTATATGCATATCCTGAAATATTTCTTATTAGCAAATCTTTTTCTTTTATATCATTTACACCTATTTTATTCAAGGCTTTATTTAATATTTTATTTACTGTTATATTATTTTCGCTATCAAAAACTATTGCATTATTATTGTTATGATTTAATTTTTTTATTATTTCTGTTACTGCTATATGTCCTATTTCATGTATTGACATATCTTTATAAGTTGTGTTATTAGGATGAAAATGCTTCTTAACATCCATTTCATATAATTGTTTTGGAACTTTACCATTATAAAATTTATTTTTATTTATATACATTACATATGTTCCATCTTTTTGTAATTCTACTGCTAGTCCACCATTTGGATGGTCTATTTCTTTTATTTCTTTAATCTTTCCTCTTATATTTGGAAAATCATTATATACTCTACTCATATTGTTTAATAATTCTTTTAAAACTTCTTTATCTATATGCCTTGTATTCATTTTTTTAATATTGTATTTTTCTTTTATATCTTTTTCAAATTTTGTATCAAATATATTGAATTGTTTTTCTGTTTCTAACTCAATATGCTCATTATTAGAATTATACACAATTGTACTTCTACAATAGTGAAAATGATGTTGTATTGGCGGGAGATTTAAGCCTAGTACTAATCCATTGCATCTAATTCTTTGTACTGTTAATTCTTTTTGTGTCTCACCATAATATCTATCGAATACATTTTCTTTGTTAATATAAAACTCTTGATTATTTAAACTATCACACATTAAAGTTGTTTTATCATCTTCTACTGCAATAAATCTAACTTTTGAATTATCTTCAGTTACTTCTTTTATTCCTTCTACTTTTGCTAGATTATTTAAGCCAATCATTTGTAAATCTGCTGCACCTGATATTTTGCCATTATTTATATTAAGTTTTTGATTATTTTGTCTATTTATTATTATCTGAAACTCACTAGAATCGATTTCTAGACCTTTTTGTTGTTGCATATTTAAAATTGCTTGTTTATATATTTGTTGTGTGTTATATTGTATCGTTGCTTCTATATACTGTTTCCAGTTAAAACCACTATAATTGGGTTGGTCCAATAATGCAAGAAATAAAGCCATCGCTAATATTGATGGCTTTTTCTTTTTATTTACTTCTTTTTGTCCGTTCTTCATAGTAATAATTAGCATCTTCATACATTATTTGTTTTTCTTGCTCTTCTAATTTGCTTTGTTCTTCTATATACGCACTATAAATAAGCAATTCTAATATTTCACTATTCTTTACTCTTATTCTTTTATAAATATTGTTTGCTAATGCAGTAAAATAGTTATTATTTTTTAATAGTCCTTGTTCTTTCCATTGTTCTATATATGTATTTATTCTTTTTTTAGTCTTATTGTCTGCAATATTATAGATGTTTTCTGTTGTAAAATTAAATGTATCAAATAGTTCTTGAAGTCTATTTTGAGTTTGTTTTGATGTTTTATTATATAGTTGTTTTAATTGTTTCATATAATTATCATGTTGTTCCCACATATAAAACACCTCTATTCTTTATTGATTTGTTTATTAACTACTTTTGTTTGTTCTTTCTTATTGTCTGCTGTTAATTTTTGTGCTTTCTGTTGTTCTGTCAAATCTGTTATTTTGTTATCTTGTTTATTTTCATTATTATTTTGCTCTACACCTATTTGTTCCATCATTTGCATTTGTTGTAAATTTTTTTGAATGTTTTCTTCATTTTGTTTATCTATTTTTTCTAGTTCTGAATTACTGTCTAGGTCATCTGGCAACATATCAATAACTGATGCATCACTTAATAGTCCCCTTAATTTTAATGCTCTTGCCGTTTCAGTATCTTTGTCGGTTGGTAGATTTCTTTGTAAATCTATTTTTATACTCCTAAAATCATAAGATTTGTGTTTTCTTTTATTTATTCTATCTATTATTGTTTCCCATCTTCTTAGTATTGCTTGTTTAAAGTGTTTGTCTGCATCTGTTATCATTTGTTCTAACGCAAAGAATTTTCTATCTAATGCACTTGCATTATCTGCATTTGTAAATCCTAAGTCTGTTATGTTTGGCACTCCACTTATCATCGCTATTAAGTCTATTAATGTCTTTTTATGATTTTCTAGTGCTGTATCTTGTACTGATTTTTCAACCCATGCTATGTCACCTGAATTATCTGGTGTATAAAATACTTGCATTTTCAATAGTGCTTTGTCTTCTTCTTCTCTTGCTTTATTAACCACTTGTTTGGGTTGTCCATTTTCATCTAATTCTGGTTCGCCTTTGTCATCTAATTTTGTGGTCATTAAATCATTTTGTGGTGTAAAACCTGTTATCTTTAATTTTGCATCATCATTATATTGAAATGTATTTCTACTATTTTGTACTACTCTTTCATAAGCACAAATTAAAGAGACTACCAATTCAAAGCTTGATAATCCCATTTCATTTTCTATTGCTATGCAAGGAAGCATATTCCATTTACTTTCTTCAAATTTTTGTTTATCTTCTTGTAATTTTGCATAATCATTTGGTGTTGGTGAATAGTATCTTTTGCCATTTATCGTTGTTAATTCTACTATTGTTATGTCTGCACCATTTTTATCTCTTTCAGTCCATTTTCTTAATTGTCCTATTTGTTTTACTGGTGTTGAATAATCAAATATTCCTATTGTATTTAATGCACTTTGTTTAGTATATAC